ATCGTCGCCCTCGGAGAAGCTGAATGCAGCGGCGAGTTCGCTGGAAGCGCAATACCTGGAACAGGTGCAGCGCGTGGTGGGGATTGTCGGGAGCCGGGCGCGTTACGCTGAAAGCGGGGAGTTGTTCTGATGATGGATTGGCCCCAGGCGGCGGCAGACCTGGCGGCGGTGCGCGGGGATAACGCGCAGAGCATCGTCATCCGGCGCGGCGGGACGACGCTGGCGGCGCAGAGCGTGCGCATCGCGCGGGTGGGCGGCCAGGGCAGTGTGCAGCAGGACGGGCAGGTGCGGGAGAGCCGGGGACGGGTGGTGCTGCTGTTCGGGACGACCGGCAACGTGCAGCCCGGCGACCGCTTCAACGACGGCGCCGGCGTGCTGTACGAGGTGGTCATCGTCAGGCCCAACCGCCGCGCGGCGGTGATCGCCGAAGCCGAGGTGGCGCAGTGAGTAACGCGCTAAAGTTCCGTTGGGTCAAGCCACCCAGCGCGTTGGGGCGGAAGATCGAGAAATACGGCCAGGATGTCATGGTCGCCCTCTACGCGGTAGCGGCCAATTGGGGGGCCTCGCTCCAGAATGCGGCCCGCAGCGGCGCGAAGTGGGAAGATCGCACCGGCAATGCCCGCAGCGGGTTGTTCTTCGCCGTGGACGGGTTGGGGATGCCGGCGCTGTTCGGCCAGGTCAGTTCGGGCGCGGCGGCGATGAAGAGCGATACGGCGACGATCTCCGGCAGCGCCGACCGCCTGGTGATCGCGTTGGGGCACACGGTCTTCTACGGCAAGTTCCTGGAGCTGAACGGGAAATACGCCATCGTGATGAGCACGATCGAGAGCAACCTGGGGCGACTCGAATCCATGATTCAGAGGTTACTGCGATGAGCATTCTCAGCCAGATCACACAGTTATGGCAGCAATGGCGCGACCGCAATCGTGCCACCCAGACGACGGCGAGCGAAGCGTTGCCGGCAAAACAACCAAACGCCGGCGCGGATATGGCGCGGCTCAGCGCGGATCAGGCGCGGCGGGAGGTCATCAAAACCTGCCGCAGGATGTACGAAGAAGATCCGCGCGCCGATGGCGTGTTGCACACACTGGCGCGGGATATGGTGGGCGCCGGGCTGACGGTGACAACGGGGAACGCCAAGGCGGACAAGGTCGCGACCGACCTGATGACACGGCTCGACCTGGTGAGCCGGCTGGATGACTGGATCAGGTTGAGCGCACGCGACGGCGATTCGTTCCTCGAAGTGGAAGTGAGCGCCGAGCGGGCGATCGTGGGGGTGACGCGCAAACCGACGTTGGAAATGCACCGCCAGTCAAATCAGCAGGATAAGTTCGATGACCCGGCCCGCGCCTTTTGGTGGAGCGACGAGCAGTATCAGACCGGGTTGAAGCCACCGGCCAACGCGCTGTGGTTTGCGGAGTGGCAGATCATCCACGCGCGCTGGAGCCACGACGAGGGGCAGCGCTACGGGCGACCGCTATTCAGAAGCGCCACCGGGGCGTGGAAGCGCATCACCGAGGGCGAGCTGGACGTGGCGACCCGGCGCAAGACGCGCGCGGGGATGAAGTACAACCACCAGTTTCCGCAGGGGACGCCCAGGACGCAAATTGAGGAATACAAGGTGCTGAACGCCGACATTCTCAATTCGCCGCTGGCCGCCATCCAGGATTTCTTCGGCACGGCCGAGATCAAGCCGATCGAGGGAGACGCGAAGCTCGGCGAGATCGAGGACATCCTGCATCACATCCGTACCTGGTGGATTGACTCGCCGGTACCGATGTCGCTGCTCGGTTACGGGCAGGATTTGAACCGGGACGTGCTCCAGGAGCAGAAGGAACAATACGACGAAGCGTTGGAAGAATTGCGCCCGTGGGTGGAGAAGGAAATCCTGCGCCCGTTGTTTGAGCTGGCCTGGTTGCTGGCCGGCATCCTGCCGGAAACCCTGACGGTGGAATATCGCTGGAAGGCCAAGCGGGTGCTGAAGCCGGTAGACCTGCGCGACATCGCGGACGCCGGCGCGCGGCTGCGGGCGTTGGGGATGCCCGACGCATCCGTGTGGTCGCTGCTGCAGCGCTTCTTGCCGGACGTGGATTTGGACGAATTGTTGAAACCGGCAGGCGACGCCGCCGAGGGCACACCGGACGCGACCGCCAACACGGCGGATAGGCTGTTAGCGAGGGTCAATGGCGACCAAGAAAACGCTGAATGATATTCCGGGAGACCTGGCCCTCGAAGCGCAGCAGGCCGGTTTGATGCGGCTGCACCTGTACTTCATCGGGCAGACGCACGCGCGCCTGATAGACCTGGCGGCGGAGTTCCGCAGCATCCTGGTGAAATACGCCGGCGAGGATGGAAAGCTCGACGGCCTGGGGAATCTGTTGGCGCAGCGGGATATGTTGGCGGCGTGGCAGGCTTTCTACGAGGACTGGGCGCGCCTCTTCGCGACGGCGCGCTGGCAGGCCGGGAGCCTGGCGTTTGGCGGAATGGCGGTGATGCACCGCCGACAGTCTGAAATTCTAAATCCTAAATCTAAATCTAAAAACGAGGATGTGAATCAGCCGGAATTTGACGCGGTATACCGGCCACAATTGCAAACAATTTTAGAGGCAGCCAGCCAACGTCTGTACGGGGATGGGTTGACGCTGAGCCAACGACTTTGGAAACACGATCAACAATCGTGGAACGCGATCCTGGGGACTTTATCCAAGGGGATCGCCGATGGTAACAGCGCCTGGAATATCGCGAAGGAATTGGAGCAGTCGCTCGGCGCCGGCGCGGAGTGCCCGCGCTGGACCAGCACCCGCCTGTACAAACGCACCAAGAGCGACATCGCCGGCGGCGATATGACCGGGTTGTACAGCGGCGCGGCCTGCGCCGGCCAGGGGGTGGCTTACAACGCCCTGCGCCTGGCGCGCAACGAGTTCCAGATCGCGCATCACATGGCGACCGATTCCATGTTCGGCAAGATGCCGTGGGTCGAGAAGGAAGCCATCAACCTCAGCCCCAGCCACCCCAGCATCAACTGCGCCTGCGAGGATGTGGTCGTAAGCGGGGAGAACGGCACGAACGTTTACCAGAAGGGTGAAGTGTCGCTGCCGATTCACGTGCAATGTTTGTGCTACAAAACGTCCGTGTTGATGGACGATGACGTGTTCGTGGATCGGGTGCGCGGGTGGATGGACGGGACGCAGCCGTGGGGCGCGATGGATGATTTCTCATCGTGGTTAGGGGTTATGCCGTTGGATGCTTTCTCGGTGAGCCTGGCTGTAGGGGTCGCCAACAATCTGGCCGTGTGGTTGTGGGGCAACGAGGACGATCTGGACGAGCTGATGCAGGATCAGCCAACGCAGCAGTTGCCGCTGCCGGAGAGTTGATTACGCGCGTAATCACGCGGATTTGTTTAACTGACGTTTTCTTCTGTGGATAGCAGAAGTTCGCGGCGAATTACAGAGCAATTTTCACAGTGAAAAAGACGGTTAAAGCCGATTAACTGACGCTGAGTGAGTGAGGCGCGTATGATGATTCTTTTGGGCTGTGGGCACGAGATGCGACCTGGTTGGATCCACGTAGACCGGGTGAAGTTGCCGCACGTGGATATTGTGCACAATCTGAACCTGGCCCCGTGGCCCTTCGCGGACGACGTCGCCGAGAGAATTGAGGCGATAGATGTCATTGAGCACCTCTATGACACCGTCACGTTTATGGACGAATGCTGGCGCGTTCTGAAACCGGGCGCACTGCTATTTGTGCAGGCGGTGGGGTGGCAGAGCGAGAATCTGTGGCGCGATCCGACGCACAAGCGGGGGTTTCACCCGGATACATTCAGTTACTTCGACCCGGTCAGTCCGTGGTATCAGCAGTACGGGCATCTGTACACGGAACACACGTGGAAGGTGCTGCAGAGCGGAGTGCGCGATGGGAACGTTTTGGCGACGCTGATGCCGCGCAAGGGGAATCTATGAGCATTCGCAGCGCGATTCTGGCAATCCTGGCCGGCGACGCGACGCTGCTGGCGACGCTGACCGGAGGCGTGTACAGCGCCACGGAGATTTCGCGGCAGTTGACGCCGGCGGCGTTTGATACCAACGGCGAGGTCTTGCCGTGCGCGCTGTTGTCACTGGAGGCGGAAGACCCGATGGGGCCGTTTGCGACCAGCTCGCGGGAATTCGTGACGGTGCATTTCTACGAGCGCCAGGGCTACACGGCGATTGATACGGCGCTGGCGCGGGTGTACGCGCTGCTGCACCGGATACATGTGAGCGCGGAGCACGTGTGGGACATCCGCCACGCTGGCGACATTCAGGATCAGCGCGATCCGACGCTGAATTGTGCATTGAATATCAGCCGCTACCAGGTGACGCGGCTGCGGTAGGAGGCAAGGATGAAGCAATTTGCGTTTGCCGGATTTTACAAGCCGTTGGACGGCTACGGGTATGCGACCATCAAGATCGCGGCGGCCTTGCAGGAGGCGCTGACCGGCAGGGTGCAGGCGGTAGACCTGGGCGCGCCGGTGCTGGACGAGGAGCAGCTGTGGCGGACGGATATGCCCACGGTGGCGCTCACGACGCCAGACTGGCTGCCGCTGATTGATACAGGCGGCGCGCCGCTGGTGAGTTACACGATGTTCGAGGCAACGCGCTTGCCCGTCGGATGGGTCGAGAAGATCAAC